GTCACGGGCCGCTTTGCCGTGATCGGTCGCGAACACTCCATAGACACCCTGGACGTTTACCATGATTGATGCGAATTCGCAGTTTTTCGCCATCCTTACCAATGTGGGGCTGGCCAAACAGGCGAACGCCGACGCGCTCGGCATTCCCTGGAAGATCACGCAAATGGGCGTGGGTGATGCCAACCTGACCGACCCTATCCCCAAGCCCGAACAAACCCAACTGATCAACGAATGGCGCCGCCGGCCGCTGAATCAGCTCAAGGTCGACCCGGCCGATCCGGCGATCATCGTCGCTGAGCAGATTATCCCGGCCGACGAAGGAGGGCGCTGGATTCGTGAAATCGGTCTGTACGACGAGGCTGGCGATCTGGTGGCGGTAGCCAACTGCGCGCCGAGCTATAAGCCGCTGCTGACGCAAGGTTCTGGCCGCACGCAAGTGGTGCGGATGAATTTTATCGTCAACAACTCCGCTAACGTCGCGCTCAAAATTGACCCGGCGGTGGTGCTGGCCTCGCGCAGCTACGTTGATGCGGCCATTCTGGAGGTGTTGCCAGCGAACAAGCAGGCCGGCGAATACACCCGCGTCAAGGTCAACAACCGCGGCGTGGTGGTGTCGGGCGATAACCCGAGCACCCTGGCGGGGATGGGCATCACCAACAGCTACACCAAGGCCGAAGTCGAGTCGATGATTGCCCAGGCCTCGGCGCTTCCGGTTGGGTCCATGGCGGCATTTCCGAAAGCAGATGTGCCGCCAGGCTTCCTGGAGCTTGACGGCAGCGTCAAGAGTATTGCGGCCTATCCGGACTTGGCCGCCTACCTGGGCATGACGTTCAACACGGGCGGCGAGGGGGCCGGTAACTTCCGCCTGCCCGAGTCGCGCGGCGAGTTCCTGCGTGGTTGGGACCATGGGCGTGGGGTGGATGCTGGCCGGGCCGTAGGTAGCTATCAGAAAGGCTCCGTGATGATCGGTGACTTCGATGGTAACGGAAGCAACGCCGCGTTTTCGGTCACTACGATAGGGGCAGTGTCTGGTGACGCGGCACTGAAAGCCCTAGGGCTGGATACCCCGGTGATTGCTGACTACCCAGGCGCTGGATACGTAGCCGGCGCCCCTAGCACCGCCTACGCGCTGACCGCCGGATACAGTGGCGTCACTCGCCCCCGCAACCTGGCGGTGATGTGGTGCATCAAGGCCTGGAACGCGCCAATCAATCAGGGAAACATTGATATTGCGGCGCTGGCTGCTTTGGCGGCTCAGGCGACCGAGATCAATCAGGGCACGGCCAAGGTCGCCACGGCTGCGCAAATGCTCGACAGCGCAAACGACACGGTCATGACCACGCCGAAAAAGCTGCGTCTCGGGTTTGCTTCCAGCCTCACACCAAACGGCTATGTCGTTTTCCCGAGCTGGCTCGGTGGATTGGTCATTCAATGGGGCACCGTCAGCTTCCCGACGACTGCCGATAACCGACTGGCAGTCTCCTTTCCTATCGAGTTCCCAGAGTCTGCTTTCTATGCGGGCTGGTCCGTGGGTTCAATCGCGTTGGCTCAAGTTACTGGCACTTACGTGGATGTTGTCGGAACCAAGGGGATGACGTTGGTTGCTGATAAGAACACAGGCGAAACGGCGACCATAACGGCACGCTGGCTTGCGCTTGGGAAATAAGGGGAAGTTATGCGTTTTTACAGTCCGTCTACAGGTTGCACCTATCTGCCTGCGATCCATGGCGAAAATATTCCAGACGATGCAGTGGAAATTTCGGAGAACGTTTTCGAGTTGGTTATTGCCAATCCAGAGCAGGGCAAGATTCGGGCCCATGATGAAAAGGGCCTGCCGTATTTGGTTGATGCCCCGGTGGTGACGCCTGATCCCGGCGTCACCGAGCGAACCTGGCGCGATGCTGAGTTGTCTTCGGTGATCTGGTTGCGCGACCGTCACCGCGATCAGCTTGATATCGGCAGCGACACCACGTTGACCGTCGAGCAGTTTGCCGAGCTGTTGTTGTACCTGCAGGCGCTACGTGATTGGCCGCAATCGGCAGACTTTCCCGACAGCCAGCACCGGCCGCTCGCGCCGGACTGGATCGCCGAACAGGCCCAATGAACGCCCCGCACTGCCGGGGCGTTTTCTTTTCTGATATCCGAGGTTGACCTATGACGTTGCACGTCCTGCGCGCTGCTTTGCAGTGGGCGCTATTCCTGCCGCTGCGTGTCCTGCTGATCCTGTTGGGCTTTCTGGTGGTGCCGGCGGCGCTGCCGTTCCTGGTGATCGATGGACCGACGATTCCATTCAGTCAGGCGCCTGGCAACTGGAGGCTGGCCAAGCTGCCGGCCTGGGCCTGGCTCTGGTCGAATGACCGCGACGGCGCCCTGGGCGATAAGCGCGGCTGGTGGCATCTAAATGCCCCCTTCGGGCTGGGCGCCTATCACTGGTTTTCCCAGCTCTGGTGGTTGGCCATCCGCAACCCGGCCAACAACATGCGCTTTAGCCCCTGGTTCAGTTGCCCGGTTGCCGAGTGTGATTACCGCTACTGGGGTAACGAGAGCGTCGAAGATCGCCCCGGGGAGGGCGGCCGGCGCTTTTTGCTGGCTACGCACAAGGTCACCGGCCGGCGTTACTACGGGTTTTATGGCGTGTGGCAGTGGTCCGACACTCGCGCCCTGGTTATTCAGCTCGGGTTCAAACCCGAGCCTAGCGACTGGGATGAGGACTACAGCAGCGACCCGACCGCGCAGTGGAAAGGCCTGACGTTTGAGGTCAACCCCTGGAAATCCATTTAACCCCGTTGCGCCGTTACGCGTAACGCGAACACCCCTCACAGCCTCGCTCATGCGGGGCTTTTTCGTTTCTGGAGACTGACCCTTATGAGTGGTTTTTTTCACGGCGTTACCACGTCGCTGATCGACACCGGCGCGCGCACCATTTCGCTGCCGTCCTCCTCGATCATTGGCTTGTGCGACACCTTCACCCCAGGCGTGCTGGGCGGCGGCACGGCCAAGGCGGGCGATCTGGTGTTGCTCTCGTCGGAGCGCGAGGCCATTGCCGCCTTCGGTGCTGACTCGGCGATCACCAAAGCCGCACAGGCCATCTACGTGCGCGCCAAAGCGGTGATTGTTGCGGTGGGGGTGGCCAAGCTGGAGGACGCGGCGCTACAGACGTCGGCCATCATTGGCGGCGTGCTCGCCTCGGGTCAACGTACCGGCCTGCAAGCGCTGCTTGATGGCAAGAGCAAGCACAACGCCCAGCCCAAGCTCATCATTGCGCCGAAGCATTCCGCCACCCAGGCGGTCGCGACGGCCATGGATGCGCTGGCCGCCAAGTTGCGCGCGATCGCCATCATCGACGGTCCCAATACCACCGACGAGGCCGCGTTGGCCTATGCCGAGGAATTCGGCAGCAAGCGCCTGTATCTGGTCGATCCCGGGGTGAAGTACTGGGACACGACCACCAGTGCCACGGTCGACGCACCGGGCTCGGCCTGGGCGGCCGGCATGTTCGCCTGGACCGATGCCACTTACGGTTATTGGGCATCGCCGTCCAACAAGGAGTTGGTCGGCATCACCGGCACGTCGCGCCCGATCGAATACCTCGACGGTGACGACACCTGCCGGGCCAACCTGCTCAATAACGCCAATATCACCACGATCATTCGCGACGGCGGTTATCGCCTGTGGGGTAACCGCACGCTGTCCAGCGATGCGAAATGGTCGTTTGTCACCCGGGTGCGCACCTGCGACATCCTGATGGATGCGATCCAGGCCGGGCACAAGTGGGCGGTGGATCGCTCGATCACCAAGACCTACGTGAAGGACGTCACCGAAGGTCTGCAAGCGTTCATGCGCGATCAGAAGAATGCCGGTGCAGTGATCAATTTCGAGGTCTACGCGGACACCGAAATGAACACGGCCAGCCAAATCGAGCAGGGCAAAATTTACTGGCGCATTCGCTTCACCGACGTGCCGCCGGCGGAAAACCCGAATTTCCTCATTGAAGTCACCAACGAGTGGCTGACCGAAGTTCTCGAAACAGCCTAAGGGGCCAATCCATGATTCCAGAAGTACTGTCCAACTGCGCCGCGTTTATCGACGGCGTGAGTTTCGCCGGCGAAGTGCCGACCCTGACGCTGCCCAAGCTGACCAAAAAAACCGACGACTATCAGGGCGGCGGCATGTCCGCCCCGATCGAGATGGGCATGGGCCTGGAAAAGCTTGAGGCGGCATTTACCACCAACGGTGTGCGCCGCGAGTCGCTGAAGTATTTCGGCCTGGCTGATCAGACGGCGTGCAACGCGGTGTTCCGTGCTGCGTACAAGGGGCTCAAGGGGGCGGTGAAGGCCGTCACCGTGACCCTGCGCGGCGCGGTGAAAGAGGTCGACATGGGCGACTGGAAGCCGGGCGACAAGGCCGAAATCAAGCACGCCATGTCGGTCACTTACTACAAGCTCGAAATTGACGGTCGCGTGATGTACGAGATCGATCCCCTCAACATGATCCAGGTGATCGACGGTGTCGACCAACTGGCCGCTGAGCGCACGGCCCTGGGCCTTTAAGGAATTTGCACATGACACCAATCAACCTCAACAAGCCCTTGCCGAGCTGGCTGGCCCTGACGGACGAAGGCGTTACCGTAACGCTGGCCTACAAGGCCAATATCGGCGGCGTCGTGGTCGACAAGTTGACCATGCGCGCGCCCAGCGTGAAAGACATGGAAGCGGCCAAGGCGGCCAGCGGCGGCGAGATGGACAAGCTGGAAAAGAACCTGTTCTGCAGCCTGCTCGCGGCCAGCGATGCGGAGCTGACCGCTTTGAAAATCAAAGACTACAACCGCCTGCAGGCCGGTTATTTTCGCCTGGTTGAAGACGACGACCTGTAACGAAACCACCCTGAAGGTGCTGGCTCGACGCTTGGCCAAAGAGACGGGTTTCTCGGCGGCCGAGATCAAGGCTATGCCTTTCTCGGAAATGGTGTGGTGGCTCACGGATTGAGCCGCCTGTTTTCCTCGACGTATAGGGCACGCACATGGCGAATAAACTCGCGCTCGGCCTGGTCATTGGCGGGGCGGTCAGCTCCACGGTGGGCAGCGCGTTTAAGGATGTCACCAGTCGCATCAAAAAGCTGGAGGCCGAAGGTCAGAAAGCCCGGGTGCTGCAAAAGACCATCGGCGAAACCGTGCGCCTGCAAGATGAATGGCGCAAGGCGCACCTGGCGGGCGAGAAGGGTGCCGGCGCCTTGCTCAAGCAGCTTGAGGGCAACCTGAGCAGCTTGAAAAAGCAGGGCGTGGAAGTGCGCAACCTGGCCAAGGCTTACAACACCATGGGCCAGGCGGCGGCCAAGGCTGAGCTGAAAGCCAAGGGTCACCAACAGATTGACGAAGGCCGGCAAAAGCTGAAAAGCAGCGTCGGCCAGGCGGTGGCGGCCACGGCCGCGATGGCCATTCCGACCAAGGTCAGCGCTGACTATGGCGCGATCATTCGTGACATTGCGATCAAGTCGAACATTGCTAACAAGCCCGAAGAGGGCGACATGTCGAGGCGGATCATCGACACGTCACGCGAGACGGGCATGGCGCGCAATCAGGTGGCCGAGGTGGTCAACGCCCTGGTAGGTGCCGGCATGGAGCTGGACAAGGCCCTGGCGTACGCTCCGACCGCGGCCAAGTTTGCCATCGGCCAGGGTTCGGACGGCGGCGAAACGGCGCGCATGATCAACGCCCTGGGGCAGAACGCCAAGATCACCGACCCGGCGCAAATGCAAAAGGCCCTGGAGGCGATCGCCTACCAAGGTCAGGCGGGCAGTTTTGAAGCGGCCGACATGGCGCGTTGGTTTCCTGAGTTGCTGGCGGGCATGGGCAAGCTGGGCATTACCGGTATGGACTCGGTGACGCAACTCGGCGCCATGCTGCAAGTGCAGATGAAGACCGCCGGCGGCGCTGATGAGGCGGCTAACAACCTCAAGAACTGGATGGAGAAAATCGGTTCGGGCGACACGGTCAAGGCCTACAAGGAGGCGGGGATCGACTATCAAGCGTCGATGAACACCGGCCTGCAGAACGGCAAGTCGACGCTGGAGTCCAGCTTTGAGTTGGCGCAAAAGTACATCGCCGCGACCGATCCGAAGAAGGCGGCGGCCATGGCGGAAGCCACGGCGAAGATCAGCAAGGAGCAGGACCCGGTTAAGGCTCAGGCCATGATCGAGTCACTGGAGAAGGCTTTGCGCACCGGCGACCTGTTCGCCGACATGCAGGTTAAGGGCGCGCTGACGGCGTTCATGCAGAACAAAGAGCTGTATGCCAGCCTCAAAAAAGATTCAGCGAGCGCGACCGGGATTTTGGACAAGAACCTGGAAGAGCGCCGGCAGTCGTCGGCGCAGAAGTGGGCGGAAATGGCGCAGAACACCGATGACGCCATGCGCGCGATCGGTGATGCGTTCCGGCCGGTGACCGACTCGGTGGCCGATGGCCTGACCTACGTCACTCAGGGCCTGAGCAAACTGTCCGATGAATCGCCGCGCGTGGTGACCGGCATCGGCGCGGCCGTGGCGGCGGTGATCGCGTTTCAAACGGCGATGAGCAGTTTCAAGATTGCCAAGGGCCTGCTGAACATCGGGCGCGGTTCGCTGATGGGAAATCCGAACATTCCGCAAAAGGTGATCGTGACTAACATGGGCGCCCTGGGCGGTGGCCCGGACCTGGGCGACCTGGGTGGTGAGGGCAAAAAGGGCCAAGGCGGGGCCAAGGGTGGTGGCGGTGGAGGGGTTAGCGTGGGCTCGGTCGTCAAGGGTGCGGCGTTTTTTGCGATCGCTGAGGCGGGCTACAAGGCCTATGACACCTACCAGAATGCCGAAACCCGGGACGAAAAAGCCGAGGGCTACGGTGGAGCCGCAGGCGGCCTGACGGGCGCCATCGGCGGCGCGGCGTTTGGGGCCATGATCGGCTCGGTAGTGCCCGTGGTGGGCACGCTCTTGGGCGGTGCGATCGGTGGCGTTCTCGGCAGTCTGGGCGGCGACGCCCTGGGCGGTTACCTAGGCAAGTCGATGTTTGGCACCGATCCCGCGTTGAAGCAAATGCCGGACGCTGGCCCGCTGATGATGGCCAATGCCGGGCAGAACATCGCGCCCGTGATGGGCGGTATCGGCCAGTCCTTCGCCAAGCCTGCCGGCACTCAACCGGGTGATGCGGCTCGCGCCATGTTGATGCCACCGCCCGGCGCTGATGCCGCGGCCGCGCTGCTGGCCAAGCCGCCGGCCGCCGACAAGACCGAAGGGGTCAAGGTCGATTCCAAGGTGGATATCCAGGCGCCGTTTACTTTGACCGTGCAAGGCGACGTTAAAGACGGCGCCCAGCTCTATGCGCAAATCCGGCCGTACCTTGAGCAGCATCAGCGCGAGATGGCCCAGCAACTGGAAAACCGCAAGCTGTACGACGCGCCACACGTTTAATAGGGGGGGCTTATGCCTGCATTGGATCAGTTGCAATCGGGGCTCAAGTACCTGGCGTCAGCGGGCGAAACCGGCCGCCGGAGCGTGGACGGTATGCTGGGGCCGGTGAATGGCGCAATCGGCGAAATCACCGGCGCCGCGTCCGAGCTGGAGGGCGTGCCCTTTGTCGGGCCGGCGCTGGGCGCCAAGCTTCAGCGGGTCATGCGCGGGGTGAATGCCGCCCAGGCCAAGGTCGGCCAGGTG